TCAAATCAAAAGTATTATAGTTTCGTTCTTTAAATCAGAATATAACCGGATTTGTTCTAAAAACTTAAAAGACTAAATGTGTCTGTATTTATTTCATGGATTTTAAAAAATGGATATCCATATTTATTGATTTTAAAATTAAATTTATCTTTTTAGATTTTTTACCAAATCCTCCAATATTAGCGGGATAATTAATATAAGGTGGTGTTAAAGGATATGGATAAACAGGATTTCTTAAATTAGGATCAGTACTTGGGTTTTTGTAATTCCATATATTACGCAATTGATAACTACGTAAATAAAATTTCAAATCATTATCAAAAAATTCTCCATAATTTTCAGCACTTTCTATTAATGTACTACTTGGGATAAATAAAGCTGATTTATCGGAAGCAGTAATATCGTTATATATCATCAAAGTATTATAACTAGGATCATTAACTATCAGATTTTTATTAATAAATTTCCAAAAATAAACAGTTTTACTAAAATCCAAAACTGTTTTATATGTGCTCCAGTATATTTTTTCATTCATATCAGAAGATTTATTCATCTGTTCTACTACTTTAGGAAGAGATATTTGTCCTTTAATATCTCTTAATTTAGTAATATTAATAAATCCAGAACTTAATAAAGGTATACCTGAAGAATCTATTGAAAAGAATTTATTAACTTGTAATAAATTATTTTTTGAAAATGAAAAATCCATAATATTTTTTATGATGATATTATTACCGCTAAAATTCAATATAAATCTAGTATTCTCCACATTTTCTATATGTTCTGCGGAATCTTCATAAGTAAAACCGGATCTATTTTTATATTCACCTTCTTTATATCTATCATATGTATTTTTTAATATATTTTTGGTAGATGCAGCATCTATTTGATCAGCAAATGAACTAAAATAATATATTTTTCTTCCTTCATTTTCACGTGGTGCATCGTCCTTTCCTATATATGTATTTTCAAAGTCTACAAAACTATTTAATATACTAGTTAATGGATTCGTTTTTGCCGGTGACCCCAGTGCATCAACTGATATAGCATAATTAGTAGGATTATTAAACCCGTTTATTATAAAATCATTATTTATATATTCGATGATATTATCATCACTATTAGTATGGTTATTATAATATAATATAAATTTTAATAATTGGTCGTTATATCTCGAATTTGTAGAATTAAAAATAGTTCTTTTTAATTTTTTAAAATCTATTCTTGATATACCCATTATAGCTAAACAATATTCGGATGCAAGTTGTATATCATCTTGTGATCTTGGAATTTTAGATATTTTGGGATTTAATAATTTATTATAAATCATAGATTCACAATTTGTATATTTTTTTCCTTCTATATTTTTAAATCCATGTCCAAGATATTCAGTATCTATAATAGTGCAATTTTTTTCTGTATTAAAAAATATTTTAGGATTATCTTTGTTTTCTACTTCTATTCCTTGATTTTCAAAAATTTCATTTAATAATTTAAAATAATTTTCAACATCAACAATATGATAACCATTTTCATTAAAAATTTCAATAAAATTTTGATGTAATTTAGAATTCATCATTTTAAAAACATCTTCTTTTGGTTCATTTATTTTTGCTCTCGTGGAATCAGTAAAATCATGTAATTGGTCTAAATAAAACATTATAGCAAAACAACAATACCATTTTAATTGTTTTTTCATATAGATATCATCAGTTATACCATCTCCCCATAAAAGTTTAGCATAATTTAGAATTTGTATATTTTGTATATCTTCATTATAAGATTTAGTAAATCCATAATTTTCTAAAAATATTCTATATAAATCTAAAGTTACAGTATCAAATGTTTTATCTTTTAGTTTTTGTTCTGCTGCTTTTTCAGCTGTTGCTTTTTCAGCTGCTGTTTTTTTAGATGCTTTTTCTTGTTCAAGCCTATATTTACTAATTAATTTTTCATTGCTGTATTCTTCTAAATTATTGTTAAAATTATCTATTATGTATTGTTTACGTCTACTAGATGTACTTTTACACCCAGTTAAAGCTGATTCTGATTTTGTTTTAATACAGTTTATTTCTTTGTTTTTAAATTCAGGTGGTAATTCATCAATTAAATTTATTTGGTCTATTATTTCTTTTTTTAATTCTGATATCTTATTACATACGTCTACTTCATTTAATTCATCTAATAAATTTTTACCATCTGTATCCATTACGTCATATGATTTTGGACCAGCTACAGGTTTTATTGGAGCGCTTGGACCTTCGGTCTTTTGTCGTTTAGGTGAATTTATTTTTGTATAAAGAATACGACGAACATTACTTTTTTCTTGATGAGTAAGGTTATCATAGTCTGTATTAATAAATGAGTTACTTTTTATTTGCTCATGTGTTAAATTTGGATTTTTTACCATAATTTCATCAACAATTTCTTGATTTGTAGCACCAAACCCACAACTTCTTTTACCAGATAAATATTTAATATCATTTAATACCTTTTTCATAATTACTTAAAATAATACAATATTTTAAATTATAGATGTTTAAAATTTATACGGATGGAGCCTCTAAAGGAAATCCTGGTCCATCGGGTGCTGGTGGTATAATTTATGATTCATCTGGGACTATAATTGCTAAAATTTCTGAAAATTTAAATACACAAACTAATAATGTCGCTGAATACCTTGCTTTGAAATTAACTTTGGAACGTGCCATAGAACTTAATTTAAAATGTGTTGAAGTGTTTATGGATTCTAAATTAGTTGTTGAACAAATCCAAGGACGATGGAAAATTAAAAATGAACATTTAAAAGAAATCCATACCCAAATTCAAAGTTTATTATTTAACTTTGAACAGATTTCTTTTACACACATTTATAGACATTTCAATAAAATTGCTGATAATTTAGCAAATCAAGGTATCTCAATGTAATTACTAAATTCCTGATTTGTAATACACTTAATAGTATTTTCAATTAATGGTAAAGTTACTTCCGATATAGTATTGTAAGCACCATAAACGTATTCACCCGATTTAATATGATTTAATAACACAAAATTAATAGATGGATTATCATTTACTTCTATTAAAACAGCTTTATTGGATGTAATAATATAATCACAGCCTAATAACATATAAGTAAATTCATCAGTTTTATCTAAATTGATGTATTTTTTTAATTCAATTAATGTTGAAGTGATATAACCAATAATTCGTTGATCACCTTTTAAAGGAACTCGTGGATTATATCCATTTCTAACTTGGTGATCAACATGGATTTTTGGATCTGGGTCTAATTCAGAATAAACACAGTGGTGTATTATTTTGATCATATCAGTGTATAGATACATTTTTTTATTAAATACTAGTATATAACAACGTATGGTATATTTTTTAAGATCTGGTGTTAAGTCTATATCAGTCACACCTTCTTGAATTATATAACCTTCTTTAAGTTTTAGTGAATGTAAATCACTTGTTAACATACATTGAATATCTTGTGTAAATTCACATCGACTATTTTTAATAAACCATAATTTTTCTTCAGTTTCATTAAAATCACTTAAATTAGTATATATTTTAGGTGAAATTGATGTATTTAATAAACCCAATGCTTTTTTATTTAAATTTAATTTTATTGGTTTTATAAAAGGTGAATCGTATTTTGGATGGAATGTGTAACTTGCTTTAATCCAAAATTTATGATTTGATACAACTTGTTTATCAACAAAATTACTAACATCTGCTACCATATTATCATTAAACATAAAACTTTCATTAAAACCCAATATTATATTATGATTATTAACTACTTTGGATGCTGCTAAGTAATAGACTATATTATTTGAATAATATGAATTTATTATAATCATTTTAATTTTTGAAGATAACTTAAAATTACGTTTATTTTTTTAATTTCCATTTCAATTTGTTTTAAATTTGTTTTCCGTTTTTTACCGAATGAAGTTGGTAAACTGCTAGCAACCTTGGGTGTTACCATAACCATTGATTCAATCTTTTCATGACAAACTGGACAATCATTGTGCCATCCATGTTCGTAGTATGTATTTGTCATATGTGTATTTCTCCACTGATTAACACAATCACAATGAAATATATGTCCAACTTTACAATTTACACGACACAACCCTTCACGGTCATCGGTAAAACATATTTGGCACATTCCAGGCCAAACATAACTACTCATTTCTTTATTAAGAAGTATTTGGTCATTAACATACATCAATGGATTTGGGTTTTCATCTTCATAATTTCCCATAACTGAACTTGTTATTTCAACGGGCCAGTTTTCCAATAAAGCTTGTTGTGCCTCTAGACTTTCACGTTGTGCTCTACGATCTTCTTGTGTTTCTCTGGGTGCTACAGGAATATCACGTAGTCGTAAAGAACCACCACGAAGTTGGACTGTTGGTTGTGGACGTAAATGTTCAGGAACTTTTCGGTAAAGTATTTTTATAGGTATAGTAAATGGATAATAAGATTCATAATCTCGTAAATTAGGTGAATCATTGTAAATTTCACAAAGAATAATTTGTATTATAACTTTACTACGAAGCATTGTAAAAACACGCTGTTCTTCATGCCGTTCCTGATTTAGTATAACACCACTGGTTAGATCATTATTATTTAAATAATTGGTGGTATCTCTCTTAATTTCTATATTTTCTGAATTACCATCGTAACTTCTTTTTACAATAAATATACTTTTGGGTGTACGAGAAGTAGAATTTTCTAAATATAATACTTCTATACCTAAAGTATTAAATGTTATAGGGTTATTTTCAATATAATCTCTAAACGCATTTCGTAAAATTGGTTCAGTTTCATCTTCTGACCTGACTGCCATAGGTTCCCAGCCTCTTAGATCTTCCCAATTAGCAACGAGCGCACCATTGTGTTCTCCTTCTCGATGGTTAAAACGCAATGCCATCAATCTTCATAAAAAGAACGGATATCTTTTTTAAAAAGTTAAATTAACTTTTAAAAATCTTCTTCCGTAGTAAATCTATGTGAATCTGTATTATTTAGTGAATCCATAACACCTGATTTTTGGTACTCACCAACTCTCTTTTCAAAGAAATTTGTTTTTCCCTGTAAACTAATAATTTCCATAAAATCAAATGGATTTTGGACATTATAATGTTTTGGTAACTCCAGACTACATAAAAGATGATCAGCTACAAATTCTATGTATTCAGCCATTAAAGTTTTATTCATACCAATTAAATTAACGGGTAAAGCTTCACAAACAAATTCTTTTTCCAGTTCAACTGCTGAACAAACAATATCTAAAATTACTGAATTATCAAGTTTATTTACCAAGTGTGAATAAAGTAAACAGGCAAAATCACGGTGTAATGCTTCATCCCTTGAAATAAGTTCATTTGAAAATGTTAAACCAGGCATTAATCCACGTTTTTTAAGCCAAAAAATAGAACAAAAAGAACCGGAAAAGAAAATACCTTCAACACAGGCAAATGCGACCAAACGTTCAGCAAATGAACTTGAACTCGTTATCCATTTTAGTGCCCAATCAGCTTTCTTTTTAATAATTGGGATTGTTTGAATTGCTTTAAACAATTTTGTTTTTTGTTGTGAATCTTTTATAAGTGTTTCAATAAGACTAGCATACATTTCACTATGGATATTTTCTATCATAATTTGAAATCCATAAAATGCCCTTGCTTCTGAAATTTGAATTTCATTCATAAATCGAACACCTAAATTTTCATTAACAATTCCATCGGAACTGGCAAAAAATGCCAGAATATGACTAATAAAATATTGTTCGCTTTCATTAAGTTTTTTCCAATCCTTTATGTCTTCATGTAAATCAACTTCTTCGGCATTCCAAAAGGAAGCTTCTGCTTTTTTATACATTTCCCATATGTCATGGTAAACAATAGGAAATGTACAGAAACGCTCTTGGCTTGGGGTCAGTAGTGGTTCAATTTTCGCCATTTAAAAGAAACTATTATATTAATTTTGAATAATTAACTAAAAATATTTTATTTTGAATAAATTACAAATTCGTTACTTCGAGGTTCATGGAATTGTTTTAAATTTTGTTTTAAAGTCAATGGAAACTTTAATATTTTACCACCCAAAAATTTGTATTTTACCCGTTTCCCATTTAATAAAGTATATTCACATGGAGGACAAAATGCTAGTGCTAAATTATTACGAATATCTGTTTTACGGTAATCTATCAAAGCATCTGTCCTCGTTTGAATTGTTGAATCGTATTTACAATAAATATGATATCCATTATTTGTTTGTACTGTAAAATAATCTTTTAATTTAGGATTATTTTTAATCATACGTTTATATTCTAACCTATCATCAACATCAATAACTGTAACTCCACTTAATTCACCTGTAACTATAGCAAAAGCAGTATCATTTAAATTGAGGTGATTAAGATGATTTTGTTTGGTAATACTGTGCCAACGAACATTAAAATGGGGATCTTTGCGTTCCTTATTTTGTTGTTGGTCAAAATAAGTATCCATGTATGGAAATGAAAAAATACAAAATCCTTTGTTAATATACATTTTAAGAATTTTGTATTTTTCTGATTTTTTATCAATAGTTTCATTAAATCTTTGGGGTGGTTGTTTTGTATATACCTGAAACATAATGCTTACTTTAAAAGATATTTTATTTCTGTATCGATTTGTTTTAGATTTAATTTTGATTTTTCCCCAAATTGTAAAAATAAAGATTCGTTTGCGGGATCTATATTCCTTTTAAATGGATCTTGATGTGGTATTTTTTTAATTTGTTTAACTAAACTGATAGCTTTATTTATATCAATACGTCTTCGTGGATCAAAAGCCAACAGTCCACTCATAAGTGTCTTAAATAATTCTACACATTGGGGATCATCAGACTTACTAAGTTTATTATATGATACTCTTAAAAGTACAAAACCAATTGAATAAATATCTGATTTACGTGCGAACCCTTCAGCTTCCCATAAATCTGACAATGAGTCTTGTACAAGATGATAAAGGTTATATACGGTTTGTTCTGGTACTTTTGTTTGAGATTTAGCAAAATCGGTTATTTCATCTCTATTAATAATGATTTCATTTAATAAAATTTCAAATTCATCTGGTGGTAAAATTTTTTTCAATGTTTTATTAAGTTTATTAACTGTAACTCTTAATTTTGATTTAAGAAAATTAATAAAAAGTTCTGTATTTTGTTCATTTACTATAGATTCAAATTGTTTATAATAATTTTTATAGAACCCCAACCAATTTAATACAACACTGTAATTAACATCTGTTAAATCAACGGCAAATAATGAATTTTCAGGTGGACTAACACTATGATATCTGGATCTTAATAAGAAATTTTCTTCTGAGTTAACAAAATTATTTTCAGTAAGTGTAAGTCCAAAATCAATAAGACGTAAACGCTTTTTATTTGAAATAACTATATTAGCTGCTTTTATATCTTGATGGATATACCCAAAATCATTTAAACGTTTAACGGCGTAAAAAAGATTTTCTGTTATATCAATAAGTTCAGCTCGTGATATTTCATTTGGGTAATATTTTTTAATGTAAGTATCTAATGTCATACCAGAATATTCCATGACGTGTTGTGGAAGTGTATTTGGAATGGGTAATTTTTGTTTTTGAAAAAATCCATAAAGTTCTTTTTCGGGAATACTTATTGGATTTTTAGGAAAAGGAATATGACATTCAAATTTAGGATAACTAAAATATTTTTGAGTTGTTCCACGTTCAATTTTTTGTAATACTTTAGAAAGTTCCCATTCTGAATCAGCATGTTCTTGGCTATAAAATACTTTACCTAAACTTTTTGGAAATGTTTGACCATTTACACATGGAAAAGCTGGAATAAACGTAATTCCATAAGTTCCATATCCCAAAACAACTTGTTCAATTGAAGTTTCAGGAGTATCAAATTCTGGATTATAAACAAATTCAAATTCAGAGTCTTTAATAATTTCAACTACATTTCCATTTGAATCATATTTATACCTTTTTCCCTGTAAAACTCCATTACGCCTGATACAATTTCGTTTTCCACCCCATATACAATTGGGATTGATAGTTTCACAATCGTGTTTATGGTATTGTTTACAATTTATTTCCATTTTATTTAAATTTAATAAATATTTAATTTAATTAACAAATGAACCATTTATATTATTATACAATTGGGTATGGAGAAAAGTATATAGATTGTTTAATATTATCAATCGAATCATTAAGAAAAGTTACTAGTAGTGATATAATAATATTATCAGATG